TTCCTCATAAATTTTGGAATCCCTTCCCCTTCAGCAAAATGCCGTAGGTATCTTTAACAATAGTACAAATTTCAGAAATTGCATTTATTGGTCGGAAATAGGATTAAAGCCGGTTTTGTGATCAGATCCGGAAACTGCCAGGCTCAGGCCCGGGCCTACAAGCGGGGGAGCTTGTGGCCTAAATAGTGCGCCCTCGCCATCCCGGCAAAGGCGCGGCCGTTATGGGAAGTCCGACAACGGCGGCCGGGCCCTTTCATTCCCAGGCGGGCAACCTGTAACTGAGGGCAAGGACAGCCCCGGAATTTTTACGGCGTGGACTTAGCGAAACTCACCGCGTGCCTTACCGCCAAGTCAATCGGCAGCATTGCCCGCACGCCTACCGTTCCTGTGTTGAAATCGGTATACGGATCAGACGCCAGGGCAATGGCGCCCCAGTCACCTACCAACAGCTCGGAGAAATTACCAAAAATCATGGTATCCGCCGGAACGTGCGTCGATACATGCACTGAGTAACCATTCATCATCGGCCTGCCGTCCGCAAAGTCGATCAGGAAACCGGACCCGGCGTCCCCAGAAACTTTGGTGGCGCTTTTCATATCTTTGTACGTGGCCGGATCGACCAGGTAATGCAAATTACCACCCACCAGCGCCTTGTCGTCAATTAGCATCTTTTCCAGTTCCAGCACATCGGCCCAGGCCACCACTGCAGGTGAATTAGCCCATGTAGTGCTGTTGATTCCGCTCGTGTTGAGAATGCCGGTGATCTTATTGCTACTTCCATCACCATTGATCGCCTGGTTATCGATTTCAACCGCAATCTGGGCCGCCAGGTCAGCACGGATGATATTTTCGACGTTCCCGCCCGTTTGCAATCCAACTCGGTAATTGTATTTACTCAGGGCCGTGCAGAACGTGGGCCTCAGTTGCACCGTTGTAAAAGTCTGTTCAGACTCGGTAATCGCGTCACCATCGCCGGTGATCCAATACGCGGTCGCGCCTGCCGACTGTTTTGGCACATCGATGTTACCTTCACCGCGAATGATGCGCGGGTTCAGCCCCATGATGACGGACTGCTGGCGCAAAATGTCAATGAACTCATTGGAGCGCAGATCAGTTGGCACCAAGTAGCTGCCGCCGGAAGTTGGAGACTCACTGTCATAATCAACTGCTTTTGTACTCAGCGGCACCCAGACAGCGCCCGGTGGTGGTGCAAAGCCGGTCTTCTGGACATATTCCTGGCTCCACTCCGCCTCGTAACCACCAACCACGCCGCGTGGATCTGCCAGCGCCTTCAAGACGTTGCCAAACTTGTGCTTGCTGCTTGGCGGGCCTTCATCGAAGTCCGGGCCCCCACTCTGCTCCAGTTCAGTGATCCGAAGGCTGAGATCGAGATTTTTCTCGTTCAGCTTTTCATTTTCCCCGGCCATTTCGGTAAATTTGGCCTCCAGTGCCTGGTCTCTTTCTTCCAGGGCTTGCTTAATGCTTTCTGTGCTCATGCTTAAATTCCTTTTATGCGAAATGCACTAGCCTGGAGAAATTCGGCCACTTCGGCTTCATCCAGTTCGTCACCGCGATAGGCGCTCCAGCCACTACGGGCCAGGCGCTTGGATTCACGGACAGACAGTCCCAGGTCGTGCAAAAATGATTGATATTCAGTGATGGATTTCACCTGATTCAGGCTTTTAACGGACGTAATGACCGCCCGTGGATTGGCCGCCATGCCGACTAATGAAATTTCGCCTAAGAACACTTCCTGTAACAGGTTGGCGCCCTTGTGCGCCACTTGGCGAATAGGCTTAAACCCGATACTCAGCCCCAAGGCACCGTCAACGGCCAATGCCATTGCTTCGTCTGCCTTGCGGACTGAAAGTGTTAGCTGGCCGGTGACTTCCAGGCCTGCTTCGGTTTCGCGCAGCTCAATCCACTTTCCAATCGGATCGGATTGACTATGCCCCCATAGCAAGGCAGGTCGGGTTCCGGCTGCCTCATGTTCTGCCAGGCTTTTTTCAAATGCCCCGCGTTCTATGATGTCGCCGTGCATGTCGGGCGGGCCATCCCAGGTTGCGGCTATCCCCTGAATAATGCCCGCGGGCCCCGTGGACTTCACGTCCAAAAATGGCAGGCTATAACGTAGGTTTTCCATGGTTACGGATACCCATACAAGTTAATGACTCGCGGCATGTTGCCGCACCTTGTGCGCCGTGCGATACACGTGCGCCGGGTTCCGCTGTTCGAGAAACGGCGGGAGAAGGAAAACACGTTCAGAAAACGCCTTTTCTTCTGAATCTCAATCATAGCAAAATACTGTAAAGACGTACAGCAGGTCATTAATTCACCTTTTCCGTGCCATTGCTTGCAGCTTTTACCTTCACGTAATGCATTAGGCCAGCAACCACGTTTTCAGGCTCGATACCCTGGTCAGTGACCATTTCCAGGACCTTACTGATTGCCACATAAACGAAATCCTGTTGATCCCGTTCATTCATCATTCCGGCGTGAATACGCACATGCTTAAATTCAGGCATCAATGCAGCCGCTCCGAGTCGTGCAATATTTCCAGATCCGCATCATCCCGCTTGCGCTGTTCAGCGATCAGCGTCATAGCCTCCGCTTCGGACATTGGCCCCTGGAGAGTCCAGCGCAAAACCGCCCGCTTGCCTTCATGCTGGCCCAGGCTGACGTATATCAACACATCGTTTTCGGGGCAAAATCGCATGATTTGATACAGATTGGTTTGCCGCTTTATCTGGGCCAGCAGCGCCTGGCCACACTCATTGCAGATTTCCGGCAGTAGCGGAACATAAATATCAGGCTGTTTTTTCATGCTTGACCTCGATTTTCAATGCGGAAAAAGATATATGCTGGGACAAGGGAATTGGTGAGTAGGGCCGGTAAGGACACAAGCCCCCTATCCAACTTCAGGCGCGCCCGGATCTTCCCAGGGCGGCTTTGACTCATGGGGAGGCGGATTGGAATTGGCGGTTGTCCGGCCAGCTCCCCTTGGCAGAATTATTGATTGTTGAGAAATTCTCATCGACCTCGCCAGGCTGATCAGTGCGCGGCTTTCGACGTCCCTTGCTCGCAACAGCTTAACCAGGAAATTCAGGTAATCAGTGAAATCTAAATCATCCTGCCTCATGTATTCATCGCTTCTGACAGCGGTTAACAGGCGATCAATGCGCTTGGCATTCTCTATGTGGCAGCAGTATGCGGTTAGCAGAGGAAACGTATCAAATCGCCACCAATCAGGCGGTTTTGTTGCAGTGACCGATTTCCAGGTTTTTTTTTCATCTTCGGAAAGTTCTTCCGGTGGATCTGGTCGCTTTACCTCCAGCGCCGAAATTTTCACAGAAAGTGATGCCGCCGATTTTCTGCCCGGTTTTGATTTACTTTGGTTCATATGCTGTACTCCTTATCTGAAAAGTTTTTTTGTGTCTCGAAGTCCGAAATTCTTGCCATAAAACACAGCTAATAGTTGGCGTCGATGTGCAGCAGACCGCCCCAAACGATTACCCTGCCTACCCATTGCCTTGCCAATCTCCAGTATTCATTCTGATAAAATGTTATCAATCTGTGAAGGGTGTGAAGGGTGTGAAGGGGTTTCCGTATAACCGCTATAAATTACCTTCACATAGGGATTAACCTGAAACCCCTGCACAGTCTTCACAGTCTTCACACTTCATCCTTGTTTAGCAGTCCAATCCCGCGATAATTCATGCCCATTCTTGTCTTATCTTTTTCAATGCCTCGCTCTTGAAGCTTCGGCCATAGCCAGGTTTGAGACTTGGCCCGCTCGCCGTTCTCGCTGCACCATTGCTCATAGCTTGAATAGAATGCTTTGGCTGTGACTTGTGCTTGTGTTTTGAGTACGCACTTCTCATCAAAGAATTGCGCCAGGACATCCTGGTCGGCCTTGTACTGTTGTGTTGCCTGTTGCACGATTCCCGGTGGCTGTAATCCAATCCGCTGCCACTCCAGGCAACCCTCGACGCACCAGCGCAGGATTCCGGGTAGTTCCTGGTCTAATTTCGCCGGTAATGTGTCATCACGGTTCACGCCTTTTTTATATACGGCATTGAAAGGAACCAAGTGGATTCGACGCCAAATTGCATAATCACTGCCCTCAATAATGGGTCGGTGATTGGTCATTAAAACCAGTTTGAAAAGTGCGGGGAACTCGAAAAAGTCCTTGTGCATTTTCCGCGCCTTGAGTTTTTCGGAGCCGGTCAATTGCTTTATTAATGTTTCATTTAGTTTGCCGTTCTCGTTGGATTCCGAAGCTATCGCCAAGCGGATAGAAAATAGGTCTGCCTGTTCTGTTGGGTGCCTGTCGCCTCTCGATACCATGAGCAAACTTGGTGCAGCCAGCCCGGCGTAAGAACCCATTATTTTTTTTATCCTGTTTAAAATCGTGTCTTTGCCGTTTGAGCCGCTGCCGTTGAAAATAAACATCACTTGTTCAGTGGTTTGGCCGGTCAAGGCATAGCCAAATACACGCTGCATGTAACGCACCAGTTCCAAGTCATCACAGCACACACTGAGCAGTGTTTGTTCCCACAATGCGCAGGGTGCTTGCGGGTCATAATCCACGCTTGCCATTTTTGTGATCAGGTCTTCCGGCCGGGCGGGTTGCAGTATTCCGGTTTTCAAGTTCAGGGTGCCGTTCGTGCAATTAAGCAGCCAGGAATCAGCATCCATCGAAGCAGCGCTTTCGAACATGTGGCACACGCTGCGTTTCAGCGCGGCCTCGATGCGCATGGATGACTCGCTGGCTTTGGCCCAGCGCATCAAATCCTCGGCCTTCCGGTGCGCCGCGTCGCGCTCGCTCTTGGTCAATTCGTGAATGCTTGCGGTGCTGATGAAATCATTGGCCTCGGTGCGGATCTCGCAACCTATCAA